ACTACGTTGGTGAGATCGCAGTTTCCAACTTGTCATTCTCCTAATCAGAGAACCAACCCAGGGATGGGAAGGACAAAAACCCGCTTCGGCGGGTTTTTTGTTGGCTAAGTATTTAGATGCAATCTACAAATGTATTTCTAACTGAAGACATTGACAAAGAGAAAAGTCGATATTTTCTTTGGCAATTGATTCCAAAAAACTCAATGGTGATCACTCAAAACATAATACCTTTATCTGAACAAATATCTGATCTTAAATCATACCTGCTACACAATGCGGACCAAACAATTTATTTAGATCTGTCAGACAGCCCTGAAGTGTTAGAATCTCCACACGCAATTGGTGTTTTAAATCAGTTGAAAGAAATTGCACCACTAAAAGTTATAGTTAACGAATACAAAAATTTTTACAGTCCGCAAGAAGATTTTATATATTTTCCATTGACTTTTTATTCATATTCACACATGTCTTTTATAAGTCCTTCTAAATATTACAATCAGATTGATTTTCCAAAATTTTCTAAAAAAACAAAATCTTTTATGAGTTTGAACAATCGCCCACTGTGGCATAGAATTTGGTTGTTTACTGAATTGGCCAGTAACAATTTACTAGACAAAGTTGAATACTCTTTTGTATGGGATCCAAAAATAAATTACCCAGGCATGGAACATCAACTTGATTTGTTGCCTGATCGCAAACGTATTCAAACAGAAGCATTCGTTGACTTGCTGCCAATTAGATTTGATCATGAAAAACATTTAGATTTTAACGCAGATGTTAATGTTGGCCTTGATTGCTATCATACATGTGCAGTAAACATAGTAACTGAGAGTTGTCTAAATTTAGGATTTCTAAGTGAGAAAATATGCAAACCGTTAGCCTGCTATCAGATACCCGTGTTGCTAAGTCACACTGGCGCTACACAGTTTTGTGTTGATGCTGGGTTTGATATGTTTGAAGACATTATCCCTTGGCGCACATGGGATTCAATTGAAGATGATCAAGAAAGATGTGATGTTGCCTGTAAGTTTATTGTTGACTATATCAAACATGGAGATCCTATAACAGATTGGGAACGTTGTCAACATCGAGCGATCAACAATCGTCAACGATTAGTATCTGATGACTTTAAGAAATTCTGTACAGCTCAATTCAGACTTTAAACCAACTCAAGTACTGTTCTATCTTTTTAGTGACTGAAGTCCAGTCACCCATGCTGGGTTGACGGAATATGCGCACAGTAGGATACCAAGGATTTGAGTCCCGATCCAACATCCAACGCCAGTCTGTGGCAAACCACTGCAACATCAACCAAGTTGGTCGCCCCATGGCTCCTGCCAAGTGTGTGATAGCAGTGTCTACACTGATCACAACATCCAAGCAAGAGATCAGCGCAGCAGTATCAGCAAAACTAGTGATAGTACCTGGATACAGTGTTACTCCAACCGCAGCCATGGCCTGCGATTCTTCATCGGTGGCATCCACTTGCAAGTTTATCCACTCATACTGCGGATTGTTTTTAACCAGCTCTAGCATGGTTTCAAATGGTACACCTTTGTGTCGGTTAAGCCAAGCATCTCTGCGACCTGACCAACTGAATCCCACACGCATGCGTGTTTTAGGACCCAGTTGTTGTAACCATTGTTTTGCTTGTGATTCTTGTGCATTAATGTAACTGATAGGCCTTGGAAGATTATCTATAGTAACTCCCAATACCCCTGGAATGCTCATAATAGGAACCCAATAATCAAACTCAGGAGTCTCATCAGTGTATCTGCCAACCCAGTCGACGATGCTGGCGTTGGCCAACAATGGAATCATACCATCTGTTACCTGGAACAATATTTTTGCTCCAGCGGCGTGCAGATTAAACAAGAATCTGCAAAACTGTATGTTGTCCCCGTGTCCTTGTTCACCTATCACAAGAATAGTTTTGTCTTTTAAATCTTGCCCGGTCCAGCGTGGCTGAGCATGCTGTGGCAAACTACCTGCTAGGTGTTCGTATTCCCAACGTGCTTCATACGCTGGCCAGCCACGAGCATAGTCGCCCATGATCAAGTAGCTCACTGCCAGATTAAATTTAGCTGTGATATTGGTAGGATCAGCTTCTATAGCATACTGCAAAAATGGAATGCCACGTTTGGGAAACCCACATTCGCGCATGACATTGCCATAGTTGTTGAATGCCGCGGCAGAATTTGGATCCTGTACCATGGCCAGCATGTAGCATTTGAGTGCTTGGTCCGGGCGATTTTCGCCGCGCAGTCTGTTGCCTTCTTCAATGAGATGAGCTACGTCTGTGATAATTTCGTTTGTGTCCATGGTAATATTTACAGTATATACAGTGTGGTTAATTATTTTAACTGTTCTATAAATACAAGTCAACGCAATTCTGCGTTTTATGCGGTTTAACCCGCCGCGTAGCGACTAGAACTCGCATCGGACTTCTTTAAGGAGAAACAAAATGGGACGTCCTCTAAAAATACAAAAAACAAGCACAGGTTCAGGCAATGGCGGAGCATCCGTTGGTGTAGATCTTGGCTTTCCTAACTTTGGGTCATTGACTGCACCTGTAGTAAACACTGCTGACACACTCAACACCACTCAATATCTAGGCGTTGTGGGCGGTGCAGCCCCAACTGATACACCTACTACAACCAACCCCAGAGTTGATGTAATAGTCAATATTGCCAATCCATCAGGCACAGGCATTGGTGTGGCTCAAGGCTATATCATCCGCCAAAAAGGCAGCCACAAATATCTGGTGGGTGATGTCACTGGCGTCAATGACGGATCATTTGTGGTGGGCCAAGCCTATCAAATCAGCACTCTTGGCACAACCACTGACTGGCCTGCTGCTGGTGCACCTGCCAACTATGGTTTAGGCACTGTGTTTACTGCAACTTCAGTGGGCGGCTCTGGCAACGGTGCAGCCAACAGTGTGGGCGTGTGTGTGCTGGCTGACGATGTGACCCCTGCTGCAGGACTCATGGCCATTACGTTTACCTTTGGTGATAGTACCGCTACCACAATCAGCAAACTCACCAACAAGTTCTTGTTGGACTGGACCGGTGGGTCAACCTATGCGGCCACTTCGGTGATTGCAGACAAACGATATGTTACCAACTTCTTCACTGACGAAGGCACAGTGATCAAGTCAGGCACCACTGGCGCTGCCAACACAGGTACTGTGACCTCTGGTCAACAAAACTTGTTGGACCTAGCCATTGTAGACAACGTTACTTCCTAATTTGTAACACTGTCAAGTCCTCCCTGATACATACAGGGGGGATTTTTTATGAGCGCAGCATTTGTATTGGGCAACGGCATCAGCCGACTGGCCGTGAACTTTAACCAGTTAAAGTCACTGGGCAAGATCTACGGATGCAATGCCTTGTACAGGGAGTTTGAGCCGGATGTGTTGGTCAGCACAGATCGAGCTATCGCACACACCATTCAGAATTCTGGATACGCACAAAATCACACCATGTACACCAGAAAACCCTTGCCTGGTCTGGGCGCACGCTCAGTGCCACAGAGTTATTTTGGGTTTAGTTCAGGTCCTATTGCTGTAGGTATTGCGGCATTGGACAAAAATTTAGCAGTGTATCTCATTGGATTTGACATGGGTCCGACTGCCAGCAACCGGTTCAACAATGTGTATGCTGACACAGAATTCTACAAAAAAAGCTCCAGTTTACCTACATTTACAGGCAACTGGGTACGACAAATAGTAACTGTTTGCCGAGATTTTCCAGACACCAGTTTTTACCGTGTGATGGGTGACACGTCGGCCCAGGTGCATGAATTCAAATCTGTGGGCAATTTGTCCACGGTCAACATCACTGACTTTGTGTACCGCATAAATAACACAAAGGATCTGTAAATGAGCACAGTCAAACGAGTCAGTGGTGACTACACTATTGAAACTATCAAAGCCGGAGATCTAGTCACACTGAGCAGTCAAAATGTCAACATAGTAGGCAACCTCACAGTGACCGGAAATGCTGTGTTGGTGGGCAACATCAATGCAGACAAAATTTTCAACGGCACCACCCGCATGGAAATTCCTGTGATCAATGGCAATGCCAACATCACCGTGGGCGGGGTGTCAAATGTGGCAGTGTTTGCTACCACTGGTATGATTGTGACTGGAATTGCCAGTGTGTCGGGCAACGTAGTTGGCGGTAATGTTGTCACAGCAGGACAAGTGTCAGCCACTGGCAATGTCACCAGCGGCAATGTCACAGTGGCCACTGGCAACATTGAATTCAGCTACACATCAGGTGCTACCACCAATCAAATGATTAGATTTAGAGATGCCAACACTGCTGTGACCACGCTGGGCAGCAATATTGGTGGTATCGAATGGTTCACATCAGACGCCACAGGCTCTTTAGCCAGAGTCACAGCCAGAATTCGTGCTGTGTACGCTGACACCAACGGCAATGCCAACATAGAAATACAAACTGGCAGCACCGCAACACCCACAACTAGAATTACAGTGATTGGTAGTTCTGGCAATGTAGGCATAGCAAATGTCGCTCCGTTGCACACTTTTGCTGTGACTGGCAACACTTTTGTCAGCGGCAATGCCAGTGTAATTGGCAATGTCAGTACTGGAAACATTTTGAATTCAGGATTGAGCAGTGTCACTGGCAATATCACTGGCGGTAATTTGATCACAGCTGGGTTGGCTACTGTGACTGGCAACATCACCAGCGGTAATATCATAAGTTTAGGTGCTGTGAGTGCTGGTGCAGCCGGGGTCAGTACCACAGGCAATGTCACAGGTGGCAACATCAACAGCAATGACAGAGTAAGTGCCACAGGCAATATTGATGCTGCTGCATTCAATGCCACCCAAAACTTCAGCACCACAGGCAACGTGCGCAGCGGTACTGTGACTGCAACTGGCAATATTGTTGGCGCCAACATCAGTATTTCAGCTCTGAGCTCAGGCACAGGTGTCGGAGTAGAAAACATTGTGTGGCAACCCACCACAGTGGCGTTTGACAGTGTAAGCATGGCCAATGTGGGCACACTGGGATTCTTTGTGTTGGGAGGCTACAGCTACAAGTTTGAAGCCTACTTGCCTATATTGCCAGCTGGAGCAACAACCACAGGATTCAGCACGTATTTTGATGCAGGTACTTGCTATTACACTGTGGAAGCACAGACCACACAAACTAGTGCATTCAACACATCAACATCCAATGTGTCAGGTACCGCAGCAGCCACTCAAAGTATGAATGGAACCACACCTAGAACAGCCAGAATCTCAG